CGACAGCCTGCTAGAGATGGCGGTGGAGTCAGCTAGCCGCATGATTGACGGCGAGTGTGACCGCAACTTCTATGCCGTAAATGACACCAGGGACTTTGTGCCCAGTGACGCTTTGACTGTGGACACCGACGACCTTACTGACATCACCTCAGTCAAGTTGGATGACGACGGTGACCTAGCCTTTGAGATCACGCTGGAAGCCTCAGACTACCAGAGCGAGCCAGTCAATCAGCGCGTCAGCGGCAACGCTTTCCCGATCTACCGCTTGCGCATGATCGGCGACTATCTGCTGCCGATTTGGGGCCGGCAAGCAACGGTGCGCATTGAAGGCACCTACGGTTTTACGCCCGTGCCGACCCAAGTGACCCAAGCCTGCGTGATCCAGTCAGCCAGAATTTACAAGCGTCTTGACAGTCCACTTGGCTTCGCGGGCTTCACGGACATGGGCGTCGCTCGCGTGGGTCGAGTTGATCCTGACGTGGCAATGCTCATTCGCCCGTTCAAGAAGTACGCCGCAGCATGAGCGACCTGAGCACGCTGCGCACAGCGCTGGCCACCAACTTGGCAACCATCACCGGGCTGCGCACTTCGTCCATCATTCCTGACCAAGTAACGCCGCCCATTGCGGTTGTCATGCCTAATGGCATCACGTATGACCAAGCGTTTGCCCGCGCTGGCGGCGACTTGTATGAGTTCATCGTCATGCTGATTGTGGGCCGCGTGGATGAGCGCAGCGCACAAAACCGACTTGACGCCTACTGCTCAGGCACGGGCGCCAGCAGCGTCAAGGCTGCAATCGAAAGTGACAAGACTCTCGGCGGCGAAGCCTTTGACTGCCGAGTAACAAACCTGCGCAACTACAACCAGGTCACAGTAGGTGACACCAACTACTTGAGCGGCGAGTTCGTCGTTCAGGTTTACGCATGAGAAAGGGCCACGAACATGGCTAAGTTTGTTCTACAAGATCCGGTGGTGGAGTTCACCCCAACGGGTGGCACCGCCTATGGCACCATCTCGGCCAACGTTGCCCAGGTAACTATTGCCCTGGAGGCCGACGACATTGAGGTCACCAACTTCGCCGGCAACGGTTGGCGCGAGCGCATCGGTGGCCTAAAGGGTGGCACGTTCTCCATGGACGTTCACCAGGACATGGCTGCCGGCAGCATTGACGAGCAGTTCTGGGACAGCCTCGGCGGCACCGCGCTGATCAAGGTTCGCCCCGGGGGCACCGCAGCTGTGGGCACGTCCAATCCCTCGTTTGATTTCACCGTGATGGTTTCCGCCATTAACCCGGTGGATGGGGCCGTGGGCGATCTCAGCACGCAGTCCATCTCGTGGCCCATCAGCGGCGAAGTCACTCGCTCAACCGCCTGACAGCCAACCCATTAGCCCTCCCAACTAAGGAGTCCTGCAATGAAAATGCAATTACGTGTCACCTACAACGACGGGGCGGGCGCAGACGTAGAAGTTGCTGCGCCCGACCTCGTTGCCTTTGAGCGGGAGTTTGACCGCTCAGTGGCGCGCTTTGAGTCTGAGGTCAAGTTCACCGACTTGGTCTGGCTAGCCTGGCATCGACTCAAGCGCGAAGGCAAGGCTGGCGACTTTGATGCCTGGCTGGAAACAGTAGATGGCATTGAGGTTGCTGACGTTGGCGAGCCAGCCCCTTTGGACAAGACAGCGCAACCTTCCACATAGTTCACCTGGCCTACGAGTACCACATAGCGCCAAGTGAACTGCTGAAGGAATCGCCGCGCATGTTGGTGACAATGCAGCGATACCTGCGCTGGAGAAACGTGCAAGAGCGTGATGCAGCGAAAGGTAGCCGCTGATGGTGATGGACGTGAAGGTGGAAGGCGCCGCCGCCAAGATTGACGCCTTGATGAAGTTTGACAAGACGGCGTGGCGGGGCGTCCAAAAGGGCGTCAAGGAAGCTACTGCCCAAGTGACTGCTGAGGCGCAGCGCTTAGTTCCACCTATGGGCATTGTTGGCCTGCGGCGTGGTGCTGGTTGGGGTCAATGGACGTACAGCCGCGACGGTCGTGACCTGTCCTATCGACGCGGTGACTTCAAGTTCAAGACTCGTTTTCGCTCGCGCCGCGTCCAAGGTTTTCGTGAGGTGCAAGGGCGCGCACAACTAGATACATCCAGCCCAGCTGTAGCAATCTTCACCCTGGCTGGCAGCAAGAACAAGAGCGGTCATCCGTTTAACACCAACATCAACCGACAAACAGGCACCCGAGAAGGTGCCCGCAATGTCGGCATGTGGCCTCGATTGCTGACCCCGGCTTACTACGCCAAGGGACCAATCGCGGCCAAGACCATCGGCAAACTCATTGAGGACGCCGTCAAAGACGTGAATAGGGCCTGAGAGGACGGCAATGGCGCAGAACAACATTGACGTTGTCGTCAAGGGTGATTACACCGATAAGCACATCAAGCGCGCCATCGGAGATCTGCAGAAGTTGCAGGCCGCCAGCATGTCGCTTGGTGGCCGCGTCAGCAAGATGGGCGAACAGGTCCAGCAATTCGGTGACAAGATGGCCAGGGCTGGCAAGTCCCTGACCGTTGGTGTCACGCTGCCCATTGTTGGCGTCGGCGTGGCGGCCACCAAGATGGCCATGGACTTTGACACCTCTATGACCAAGATGGTGTCGCTGGTCGGATTGACCCGCGATGAAGTCGATGGGATGCGCAAGGACATCATCACGATGGCCTCGCAATACGGCAAGAGCGCCGACGAGGCAGCCGATGCGATGTTCTTTATTACATCAGCGGGCCTGCGTGGCAGTGACGCCATGGAGACGCTGGAAGCGTCCCTTAAGGGTGCAGCCATCGGCCTAGGCGATGTGCAGACCATCGCTGACTTGAGCACCTCGGCGATGAACGCCTACGGCGCAGAAACCCTGTCGGCCACTGAGGCAACGTCAATCTTGCGCACCGCCGTTGAGCAAGGCAAGCTGGAGTCAAGCGCCCTGGCTGGTGCCATGGGTGAAGTGCTGCCCTTGGCTAGCGCCCTAGGTGTTGGCTTTGATGAAGCCTCAGCAGCCATGGCAGCGATGTCGCGCACGGGCACCGACGCATCCCAAGCATCTACGCAGCTCACCGCCATATTCAGCCAGCTGGTCAAAGAAACACCCAAGGGTCGCAAGGCACTTGAGGATGTCGGTCTGTCCTATGAGGGCATCCGCAAGCAGATCAAAGAAGAAGGTTTGCTGGTCGCGCTGCAGGACATCACCAAGGCTTTCGGTGACGACACCATCGCCACCGCCGAGTTGTTCGGCAACAAGCGCGCCCTCGTCGGTGTCATGGACATGCTTGGCGCTGGCGCGGAAACGACCGAGGACATCTTTGGCGCGCTGGCTGCGACGACCGCCAACGACCTCAACCCTGCCCTTGAGGCTGCCCAGGAGACCACGGGCTTTAAGTTGCAGCAAGCCTTTGCCACGCTGAAGAACAGTCTGATTGAGTTTGGCGACATCATTGCGCCGTTTGTTGAACAGTTCGCTGAGCGCATCGGCAAACTTGGCACGGCGTTCCAAAACCTTGCGCCTGAGACCAAGACGCTGATTGTCCAGGCCGCAGCAATTGCGGCGGCTGTTGGACCATTGCTGCTGATCTTTGGCAAACTAACGTCGGTTGCCGGCATCGTGATGAAGGCCATTGGCGGCATCACCCTTGCCGGGTCTGTCTTGGCCATCAAGGTGGTGGCCGTAGTCGCCGCCGTCGCTGCCGTTGCCCTGGCCTTTAAGGCCATGTGGGATCGCAGCGAGGCACTGCGCAATGCTGTCAAGAATCTGATAGGTGTGGTGCAAAACATTGCTCGCACCTTGGTCGGCGATGTGCTTAGCGCGTTTAAGAACGTGACTGGCGGCGCTGGCGATCTGCGAAGCATCTTTGATCGAGTGGCAACCGTGGCGGGCAATGTGCTCGCTGGCGCGCTGCGCATCCTCACCAATTGGTGGAAAATCCTGGCAAACGGTGTGCGCGTCGTTATCAAGGCTTTTGAGGTATCTTTCACGATCTTCAAGATGGCGGCTAACGTGTTGCGCTCTGTCTTGGCTGTCGCCATTGACTTCATTCTTAATAAAACAGGATTCTTCGGCCGCGCCATCAAGGCCATCGCCACGGGCATCAAGAACGCGTTCAGCACTGCGGCGTCAATCGTCAAGGGCATATTCCAAAACATTGGGCCTGCGTTAGAGAAGTTTATTAACTTCGGCATCAAGGCCGTCAATAAACTGATTGACGCCTACAACAAGTTGGCCGACGTCCTGCCTGGCATATCTAAGGCCACGCATATCGCAGAGTTTCGTTTCAGTAGTTTCGGTGGAGCGGCTGCCAGCGCAGGCAAGGCTGTTGATCACCTGGGCGGCAGCAACGCTGCCCTCGGCAAGCATTACGCTGCGACCGCCCGAGACAGCCACGCGGCAACTACATCCTTTACCGATATGGGTAATGCAGCTGCATCAACTGCCGAAAGTGCCGATCTGCTTTCTGAGTCTTTGGCCGGCAGCGGTGGCGGCGGTGTGGCCGGTGCTAGCGATAAGGCTGCCAGCAAACTTGAGACGTTCAAAGACAAGTTCAACGAATTTGCTGAGCGCCTAAAGACGGCCCGCGAAGAGATCCAAGCTCAATACGATGGCATGGCACAAAGCGTCAGCAACGCAGTCATGGGCGCGCTTGACTTCGGCGAGGCTCTACCTGAGGTAGACGAGCAGGGCAACCAGGTCGGCGGCACGTTCATTGAGCGACTCAACGAGCAGGCCAACAAGGCTGTGGAGTTTGCCAATCGAGTGCGCACTTTGATCCAGCAGGGCTTGAGTCCTGAGGCCATCACCATGGTTGTGCAGGAAGGCATCAACGCTGGCACCAAGATCGCTGACGAGTTGATAAACGGCGGCGCCACAGCCATTGACGAGACCAACCGCCTGGTTGAATCAACACAAGGGGCAGCCACAGAGATCGGCACCTTTGCTGCCGATACCTACTACGGCACCGGCTTGCAACTTGCCAAGGACACTGAGCGCGGATTCCTTAAGCGCTTTGGTGAGGGCGGCCCTGGCTACAACAAGTTGAACCGCATGATGACTGCCATGGCTAATTCAATGCGGCGCACCACCACCATCACGGTGGTCACTAGGCATGTCACCGAAGGCGTACCTGGCCGACGTATGGGTGGCCCTGTAGCTGCGGGTAGCCCCTACATCGTGGGCGAGGCTGGGCCTGAGTTGTTCGTGCCCACCATGGCTGGTCGCATTGTTCCCAATCACGACATCCGCAGCTCAATGACGGGCGCAGGTGGCCGGGGAGTGGCGCTTAGTGGTGGTGGCACAACCATCAACCTCACCGTCAATGCCGGCATGGGCACCGATGGCCGCCAGGTGGGTCGCCAGATCGTTGAGGCGTTGAAGCAGTACGAGCGCAGCAACGGCCCGGTTCCGATCAAGGTGGCCTGATGGCCGTCCAAGTTGTCTTTGCTTTTGACCAAGATGCCGGCGGCATTACTAACTTCTTTCAGTTAGACGACACCGTCAAGGGCGTGCTGGACAACACCATCTACACCTTGGGCGGCGCGTTCTCGCTGGTGGATGTCACCGAGTACGTGCGTAGCATCACCATTTCTCGGGGCCGCTCTCGGCTACTGGATCGCACGCAGGCAGGCTCGGCCAACATCACGCTCGACAACCGCGCTCGACTGTTTGACCCCACCGCTGGCACAGCCG